AGACGACATCAATTACATCGCTGGTTTCGACCACGGGTGTGACTACATCGTTGCGGAGATTGAGCGGTTCGAGCGTGAGGCTCCATCGTTTGCAAAGACCATCCCTGCATTGTTGGCGCGTCTGAAAATGGAAGATAAAAAATGAAACTGACCTCGAAAGTCGAGTTGGACAACATCACGGTTGAATGCGCAAAGGCTTTTGACTTTGAGTTCGATGGCAACAGTGCGTTTGACGTGCCGACCCTGAGTGCGCCAACAGACTTTCAAATTGGGTTGATTGTTGGCCCGTCAGGCTCAGGGAAGTCCACGTTGCTTGGGGAGTTTGGGTATGAGCGCCAAATTGAATGGGAGCCAAATAGGTCGATATGTTCCCATTTCAGTAGCGCAGACGAGGCGATGACGCGATTGGGCGCGGTAGGTTTGAACTCCGTGCCTGTGTGGGTCAAGCCTTACCATGTTTTATCGACTGGGGAGAGGTTTCGTGCAGACCTTGCGCGTCGATTGGTGGATGGCGCGGTGATTGACGAGTTCACGTCAGTAGTCGACCGCAACGTGGCAAAGTCCTGTTCGTATGCAACCGCAAGGTACATTCGCAAAGAGGGTCTCAAAAGCATCGTGTTTGCGACCTGTCATTACGACATTGTCGAATGGTTGCAACCAGATTGGGTGTTCGACACAACGGTTGGCACGTTGTCAACAAGGGGGGTGGAAAGGCGACCGACTATTAAGTTGGAACTTGTACCGTCTACCGTTGGGGCATGGGCGCTATTCTGCAAGCATCACTATCTCACAGCAAACATCAATCGCTCTGCACGGTGTTGGCTTGTCGAGTGGGAAGGCACAGCAATTGGATTTGCCGCTGTGATACCAATGCCAAGCGGAACGCTCAAGAACGCATGGAGAGGCCATAGGACGGTCGTGTTGCCCGAGTTCCAAGGTCTGGGGTTGGGTGTTCGTATTTCGGACGCTATGGGCATGATGGTGCGTGCAGACGGTGGGCGTTACTTCAGCAAGTCGTCCTCCGCCCGTTTGGGTGAATACCGCAACAACTCTCCATTGTGGAAGCCCACCAGTAAGAACCAAAAGATGCGTGGTGATGCCAAAAGCCAAAAGAGTTGGACAAATCAAAACTACAGGCTTTCTCACGCTCAACGTCTGTGCTACAGCCATGAGTTTATTGGTAGGGAAACTACTTAGTCGAAAGTTGTTTACAGCCCCTAGTTTGTTTATGCTAGAATTACACCAACGACAGCAAAGGGCGGTCGTCTAACAGCGAAGGAACAGAGAAATGAACATCATCGACACACTCACAGCACGCATCGAAGAGTACCGCTTGACCAACAAGCAACCTTGCAAGAACTACGCAACTAAGGAAGCCGCAGAGAAGGCATTGACCGAAGCCTCCAAGCGTGCAGGCGTGTACTTCGACCAGAACGGTGTACCAGCCCGCTTCGTGGTGTTCTACAACCAAGCGTGGGGCCGTTGGGTTGGCGCAATGGACTACAGCGAGATGTTCCGTCGCAACACTTGCACTGGCGGTTACGTTGGCGCAATCTCAGGCTTCTTCACTTACTAAGCCACGGGGGCGAAAGCCCCTTAATCGAATCATTAACCAATTGAAAGCGAATCGTTATGTCACACTTTGATAGCATGGATACCATCGTCAGCAGGTTCTTCAACAACCTGCCCAAGTCCTACATCGTCTATTGCGATTACATCGCCCACGTCATCAGCAAAGAACTCAAGGCCAATGACGTTGAGAAGATGCTGGCAAGCGTCAGCAGTCCCAAGTATGACCTGACCAAAAGCGGCGAGTTCGCCAGCACAACCAAGACCATTGAGGTCGAAGACCGCAACGGCACGAAGTACCGCATCACTGTGGAGCAGGTCAAATGAAGACGTGGCCCTTCCCTACGCACCCGTTGCCCACACCACGCCGCAACAGCCCTCCAAAGTTCAACCCAGACAACCATGAGGATGCGCCGTTATGAGCAAAGATGGAAACATGACACTTGCAGAGGCCGCGCAATCAGTTCTGGACGCCTACTACAGGGATGATTGCGGCGGTAGGCAGTTTGAGTTGCACCTGACGGTATTGCGCCGAGCCTTGGAGCGCATAGCGCCAGCGCAGGTATCTCCGCTTGAATTCGTGACCATCACGCTTGAGAAGGAGCATCTGGTCGGTAGGCCAGTCATCTGGGCGCAATGGCCTAATGAGGAGAAGAGCAATGGATAAAGACGGATACCACGGGTACGACAAGCAAGAGCAGGGTGAACATAAAGAATCTGTAAGACTTCAATGTGTTGTTTGCAACACCGTTTATGAAAACGGTGTTCCACCACAAGTAGCCAAGCAAGAGCAAGGTGAGCCTGTGGTTGGCACAAAGACTTGGTTTGAAGATGGCAAGGTTGTCACTCAGAACCTTTATTTCAGCGATGTCTACACCACACCACAACCAGCACAGAAGCCGTGGGTAGGGCTGACGGATGAGGACAAACAAACCGCCGTTTGGTCAGATGGAAGTTTTGGTAGTGGAGCGTTATGGGCAGAAGCCAAACTCAAGGAGAAAAATGCGTAAGCGTAGCAAGTACAGGCCCAAGGGGGTTCGCATTGACACGATGGAGTACATCATGTCTGGCTTGAAGAAGTTTGATGATGTTGAGGTGGCAATTGATGTCCGCCTCAAGAATCACCTTGCGATGGAGGCTCTGCGCATTGGCAACGCCACCAGAGACGAGGTGGACGTCCTTATTGGCACGTTCAACATGGTCGAAGGGTTTTGCAGGCTGAACGAGAAGTTCGGTCGGGATTGGGCCAAGGAGATACGGGAAGGGCAGGACGCCTTGCTTACGATGAGTCGAAGAGGTCTTGAGGCCGACAAATTTGTTTGCACTGACGATGAATTGACCGCGATGAACTTGGTCTTGCAGATACATGACGCCCAACTAGACACCGCGACCGTGAAGGATGTAGAGTTGGCGGTGGACATCGTAAATGCTGACTTCCGAAACAAACGAATGAGAGTTATTAAGGAGCAGATATGAGACAAGAAACAATGCTTGAGAAGGTCTTAATTGGTATAATGATGGTTCTGATTTTGTTCTTTGCGGCATGGGTTCCAGACTTCACATTGAGTGAAGAGGATTGCATGAAGCAAGACTCCAGCACATATGTCAAGAACCTATGTAGCGAGTCGAAAACGAATTAAAACCGATTCGGTTAAACGCCTTGGACTCGCAGGCGTAAAAGAGATGAGGGGGCAGGTGGAATCCTTGACCAAGCATCCGAGGGAGGGCGACTCGGAGCCATCACGCATGGGGACTGACTGGTTCATGTGGTTGCCGCCGAAAGGTTTGCGCCGCCTCTGGTAAGTCCTCACCAGCCCTCATGCGTGTTGGTGTACCGTTACGAAAAACCTTTGGCTAAGTGGCGGCGTGTGCCGTTGACGGGGATGCACCCCTGCACCAACAACTAACACGCATGGGGATTGCCGCTGTGGTTTATGCCGCTGGTGGGTAAACAGCCCCCAGCCGTGTTGGTGAATGTGCAGACTGATGCGCTAAGGCGGGGCGGTGTAGGGCGACGATGCCTGAATACGCGCTGAAAGGTGGCGGTTAATACCGTGAGAGGCCACCAAAGGTTGGAGTTCAGTACCAGCCACCAACAGCCTGCATCTGGCGAAATGAAAGCGAATCGAATACACTGACGTCATTCATTCACCAACGGGGAATACGGGTTATGCCAGAAACCACCAAGAAGGCGGCAAAGAAGCCAGCCAAGACAAAGTCAACGCCAGTGACCCAAGAGTCCCTGAGCGCGGAGTTGAACCAACTCGCCCAAGATGTCCTCAAGCCCAAGAAGAAGACAGGACGCCCATCCAAGTACGACCCTGAGATAGCACGCATCATCTGTGAGCAACTCTCTGAAGGTATCCCATTACGTCAGATATGTAGAGAGAACGAAGGCTTCCCTGCATGGAGGACGGTATACGATTGGATGAAGAAGGATGACTCTTTGGGTAAGGATGGTGTCGGTCTTTCCGCATCCATCGCGCACGCACGCGAGATTGGCTACGACGCACTGGCTGAGGAATGCTTGCAAATTGCTGACAACATCGAGTTGGGCCAGAAGCAGGTCATGACCGACGAGGGTGCGGCGACCACCATTGAGGATATGTTGGGCCACCGTAAGTTGCGCATCGAGACCCGCCTCAAGCTGTTGGCTAAGTTCCACCCAACCAAGTACGGCGAGAAGTTGGGCTTGCAGGGTGTTGAG